GAAGCAGTCGCTTACGAAACTTCAGACGAAGAAGTAGAAGAAAAAAACTACTAACAAGTCTGCAGCGGAGCAAATGCGCGAATATGTTGAAAAAGTAACACCAAAAATGGGTGACAACGGTGCTAACACCAAGTCAGTTGTAGCTGGTAAAAACGACATGGGCGGAGATGCTTCTAACTTGGTACAAGGCGGAGACGAAAAAGGAATGAAAGCAAAAGCACCTAAGGTAGAAGATCACGGTAACGTGAATGTACCTGGTGGTAAAGCATCTAAGTCAATGTCAAACATGCCAAAAGGCCACGGCGCTGAGAAAAAAGGCGCAGGCGATACAGCTCCTGACAAAAAATCAATGATCGGAAGCTAAGGACTTGAAGATGGGCAACTACTTACGAGAGCACCTGACATTCGACCAAGCGCAAATGGTGGTTGAGAATGCCAATGAAGGCAAAGATCTTTTTATGAAAGGTATTTGTATTCAAGGGGGTGTACGCAACGCGAACCAACGTGTATATCCTGTAAATGAAATTGGCAGGGCTGTCAAAACTCTCAACGATCAAATAAGCGGAGGTTATAGTGTTCTCGGTGAAGTTGATCATCCAGAAGGACTAAACATTAACTTAGACCGTGTGTCGCACATGATTACAGAAATGTGGATGGACGGACCAAATGGTTATGGAAAACTAAAAGTATTACCTACTCCTATGGGACAACTAGTAAAAACAATGCTCGAAGCAGGTGTAAAACTAGGCGTTTCTTCAAGAGGATCAGGAAATGTAAGTGAAGACGGAAGCGGTGAGGTTTCAGGATTTGAAATCATCACCGTGGATGTCGTTGCACAGCCAAGTGCTCCTGGGGCGTATCCTACGCCAATCTACGAACATTTAATGAATGCACGTGGCGGGTACAAGGCATACGAACTAGCACAGGCAACTAAAAACGACGAAAAGGCACAAAAGTATCTTAAGGAATCGCTGATTAACATAATCAGCAAACTCCGATAAATTTGAGGAGAAAAATATGTTGGATGCACTAAAAACACTTTTTGAAAACGATGTAGTTTCTGAAGAAGTGCGTCAAGAAATTGAAGAAGCGTGGGAAGCAAAAATCAAAGAGAACAGACAGTCTGTGACTGCTGAACTCCGCGAAGAATTTGCAACCAAGTACGAGCACGACAAGCAGAACATGATTGAAGCTGTCGACGCTATGCTTGAAGAGCGCCTTCAAGCTGAAATTTCAGAATTTGCAGAAGATCGTAAACAGTTAGCAGAAGCCAAAGCAAAATATGCAATAGCACAGCGTGAAAACGCAGAGCTATTAAAAGGTTTTGTAATGGAGCAACTAACTACTGAAGTTTCAGAACTACACGAAGATCAGAAAGCTATGGCAGAAAAATTTGCCCAGCTTGAAGAATTTGTAGTTGAAGCACTATCCAATGAAATTGCAGAATTTTATGAAGATAAAAAAGACCTAGCAGAAACAAAAGTACGTTTAGTACGTGAAGCTAAGTCGCACTTTGCTAAAGTCAAATCAGACTTTATCAAAAGAAGTGCTACATTAGTGTCAGAAGCAGTTGAGAAAGGACTTTCAAAAGAAATTACTCAACTTAAAGAAGACATTGATGCTGCACGAGAAAACGACTTTGGTCGTAAATTATTTGAAGCATTTGCATCTGAGTATTCTAACTCTTACTTAAATGAAAAATCAGAAACAGCAAAACTTATGAAGGTACTTGCCGCAAAAGACAAGCAACTTTCAGAAGCAAAAACTATTACTGAAAAAGCAGTTAAGTTAGTTGAATCTAAAGAGAAAGAAATTACAAAGATCACTGAAAATGCTCAAAGAAAAGACATAATGAACGAATTGGTTGCGCCATTAAGCAAAGACCAGCGTGAAATTATGACAGACTTACTGGAATCTGTCCAAACTGCAAAACTTAGAACACAGTTTGACAAGTATTTACCGAGCGTCATTGACGGCGGTACTCCAGCCAAGAGAAAGGCAACATTAGTAGAAGGCAAAGAAATAACAGGCAACAGAGAAGAAAAATCTAACGTTAGTAGACAAGCAGAGGACGGTAATGTTATTGACATTCGTCGTCTTGCTGGATTAAATTAAGGAGATAATGATGTCAGAACTACTAGAAAGTCGCTGGCAGGAGACCAAAGACGCACTACTTGAAGGCTTAAATGGCAACAAGAAGTCAGTAATGGCTACAACACTTGAAAATACTAAGCAGTATTTGTCAGAAGCCGCTACAGCAGGTGCAACTTCCGCCGGTAATGTCGCAACTCTAAACAGAGTTATTCTTCCAGTTATTAGACGTGTAATGCCAACCGTTATTGCAAACGAGTTAGTTGGTGTTCAACCTATGACTGGACCAGTCGGTCAGATTCATACACTACGTGTGCGTTACGCAGACGCAGGTGAATTTGCTGCTGGAACAGAAGCTTTAAGCCCATTTGAAATTGCTCAGGGCTATTCAGCTAATTCTTCTAGCTCAACTGCAAAAGCTGCTGCTACAGCCGCTCTTGAAGGACAAGCTGGTAAGAAACTAAGCATTCAAATCTTAAAGCAAACTGTAGAAGCAAAAACCAGAAAGCTATCAGCTCGCTGGACTTTTGAATCTGCACAGGACGCTCAGTCACAGCACGGTATTGATATTGAAGCAGAAATTATGGCTGCTTTAGCACAAGAAATTACCGCTGAGATTGATCAAGAAGTATTAGGAAGCCTACGTTCATTGGCTGGTACATATGAAACATATGACCAAGCTGCTGTATCAGGTACTGCTACATTTGTTGGTGACGAACACGCTGCTTTAGCTGTTCAAATCAACCGTGTTGCTAACTTGATTGCACAGCGTACAAGACGTGGTGCTGGTAACTTTGCAGTTGTTAGCCCATTTGCGTTAACAATCCTACAAAGTGCTACAACTTCAGCATTTGCTAGAACAACAGAAGGTTCTTTTGAAGCACCTACAAACACTAAGTTGGTTGGTACATTAAACAACGCAATGAAAGTGTATGTTGATTCATATGCAGCTGATAACACACCTGTACTTGTTGGTTACAAAGGCTCTTCAGAGTCAGACGCAGCAGCATTCTACTGCCCATACATTCCATTGATGAGCAGCGGTGTTGTATTAGACCCAGCTACATTCGAGCCAGTCGTATCATTTATGACACGTTATGGTTACAAAGAGTTGACTAACACTGCTTCATCTCTGGGCAATGCTGGCGACTATGTTGACGGCATTGGTCTTGCTAACGTAACATTCCAC